GACACCAAGACCCAGTTTCAAGCCGTTGCTGCACTTGAAGATAAGAAGATGACTGACATACTTCACAAATTTATAAAATCTTATGTGAATGCAAGAAAAGAAAAACTAGCCAGGTTAGCTTTCAAGCACAAACATAAGGGAGAGAGGGGTGAAAGATAAAACACGCAAAGATTGTTCGTGCGAAACAATATTTACTATCGTAAGAGCCTTGTATAGGGAATTCACTAAGCAGGCACAAACGTTTGATATAACATACTCAAACCTGCTCCATATCCTGAATGCTTTCAACTGCCAAATACTACATCCAGTTTATGAACACAGACTAAAAGACGGAGAGCATCCTAAAATAGTAAAACGCCATATTGAAATATTTACTAACACTCTTAACGAAAACTTAAACACAATGATTGATATGATGCTTGCTGGGAACAAAGAAATAGCAATGACGATACAATATGATGATACAGACCCAAAGGGGGCGGCTTGAAAAAGCAAAGCGAAAAATTAACAGAGGTGATCTACAATGGAAAGTACTAATGAACAACCAATATTGTCAAAAAAACAAAAGGCTGAAATACTTACAGTATTAAGTTCACAATTATTAGAAATGTTACCGGGAGACAATGTATATTCAGAATCTTGCAAAGAGGTTCTTATAGGATTTTGTGTTGTCTTCCTTGGTTCTTTCATTATTACGCAAGTTGAAAATGAACAAAAATCTATGGGTGCTGCCATAAACGAAATAGAGCATTTTAGTGTAAATCTTAAGCATAGATTCATTAATATGTTGTATAGATCACTAGAAAAGGTTACAGAGCCGGAGGATTCAAATGAATAAAACTTCTGAGTACGTTTAAATGAACTTAACACCACAACACGTTGCCATGGCTAAAGCAAAAAATAAAATATATCGCCTGTATGACGGAGATTGTCTTCATCTGGAAATCACACCAGCTTCTGGGAAATTATGGAGATATAAATATAAATTTAATGGTAAGGACCAAAAATTATCTCTCGGTTGTTATCCAGAAATAGGATTATATGAAGCCAGAGAGCGTCGAGACCGTTTGAAGAAATTAGTTAAGAGTGGTATAAATCCAAGCATCGAGAGAAAAAAAGATAAACTAAATATAAAAAAATCAACCGAAAAGGATACGTTACTTATAACCATTTTAAAAGAATTAAAAAAAATATATCCAATAGTTCAAGATGTTGATAAAAGGTTATTTAACATAGAAAAAATAATTTTAGATATAAAGATGGGATCAAATGAATAAAACTTCTGAGTACATTCATTATCAGAAACGTTATATTTAAGGAAATTTATGGCTATTAATGACTTTGCTGATTTACCAGAAACTGAAAAACTACAAGAAATTTATCTTCTGGCTCAAACGTATATTATTAATAAATTAAACGATCTCTTTGAGCATGAACCTCCAGGCCGTGCATTTAGAACCTACGTCGAGGATATTCTCGATAAATTAATGTATATCTGTGACTTTCTCGGGCAAGATATAAACCATGTGATAATGGTTGAAGAAATCCTAGACTATCTAGAGGAGGAAGACGAAAAATGAGTTTTACTAGTTTGACCCCGGAACAACAAAAACAAATCGCCCAATGTCTAGGAGACCTCGGAAAGGTAATGGAGAGCTATTACCTGAATGGCCTCTCCTCCCCTAACCAGATTGCCTTTGTATCCCAACAGTTTCTGTCCCAGATTATTATTACCTTAGCTACCAAGGTGTGCGCCAAGGACAAAGCCAAAGATTTTATAAAAGATTACCTAGAGAACCTTCAAATGAGTTTGTTCTTGGATTACGAGCAGATAACGGGTATAGATCTGCATGATCGCTTGATCATAGTTGACTAACTGTTATTTGTCTACATAAAGTTAAATAAATAATTGGGAGTTAGTTATGGATAATGTTTGCATTGCTTGTCACGGTGCCAAGAAGGTGCGCAATATTGGAAACATGGTTGATATCGATTGCGTCTACTGCGAAGGCAAAGGCTACACAGACGAAGAAGACATCCTGGATTTAGAAAATGAACCCCTACCAAAACAGATCGAGGAGATAGATGATGATCCCCTCCCCTTGCCTGCTCAACCAAAACCAGAACCCCAACTAGCCGTTAAACTTAAAAAAGGATTTTTAAGTAAAAATGAAAAAGGAAAAGGAAAGTCAAAGTAAGAATCCAGTAGGAAGGCCCACCAGCTATTCTATTGAGCTTGGACAAAGAATCTGCCATGAAATTTCGACTACCGCAGATGCTCTATCTATTATTTGTGCGAGACATGCTGACTTTCCAGTGCGCTCAACAGTTTATGAATGGAAAAAGAATTTTCCAGAATTCTCAGACATGTACGATAATGCTAAACGACACCAGTCAGATATTTTAGCCGAAGAAATATTAGAAATTTGCGACACACCAATGGAAACTGCAGAGCAAATTCAACAAGCACGATTGCGTATTGATACGCGCAAATGGATAGCTTGTAAACTACTTCCAAGGACATATGGAGACAAAGCACAACATGATGTTAATGTTATAAGTCATGAACAGGCATTGCAATTTCTAGCAGATAATGACACCTAAAGAAATAGCAGCTAGAAAAAAATTAAAATCTGATTTTGAATATTACGCTTCCAAGTGTCTAAAGATAAGAACAAAGACAGGCGAAGTGAAACCATTTGTTTTAAACAAAGCTCAACGTTTTATTCATGAAAAATTAGAAGAACAAAAAGCATTAAACGGAAAGGTAAGAGCGCTGATTTTGAAAGGGCGTCAGCAAGGATGCTCATCTTACGTGGGTGGAAGGTTTTATCACCAAACCACACACAACAGAGGGACCCAATGCTTCATCCTAACCCATGCCCTAGATGCCACCAACAACCTATTTAAGATGGCGCAGCGCTTTTATACCAATACACCAAAACTGGTACAGCCAGAAGTCTCCTCCAACAACTCTAAAGAACTTATCTTTGGAGGCTTAGACTCAGGCTACAAGATAGGAACCGCAGAAACCAAATCCGTGGGGCGCTCAAGTACAATACAACTGTTCCATGGAAGTGAACTAGCTTTCTGGTCTAATGCCTCAGAGCACGCCAAAGGTATCCTCCAAGCCGTCCCCGATGTCAAAGGAACAGAAATTATCCTAGAATCCACCGCCAATGGAGTAGGAAACTATTTCCACCAAATGTGGCAAAAGGCAGAATCCAATCAATCTGACTTCATGGCTGTATTCGTCCCCTGGTTCTGGCAAGAAGAATATACCCGAACCATCCCAGAAGGGTTCCAGTTGTCACACGTGGAACATCATTTAAAAGAAATCTACGGCCTAACAGACGGCCAATTGGCCTGGCGCCGATACAAGATAGTGGACCTCTCTGTAAACGGCCAGGATGGTGAAAAATCCTTCATGCAGGAATACCCCTGCAATGCCAATGAGGCATTTCAGCTAACTGGCGAAAACACATTCATAGACTCTGCTATAGTTATGAGAGCGAGAAAAGGAGTCGCGGAACGTTATGGACCTCTACTTATCGGTGTTGATCCTGCTCGTTTTGGGGACGATAGGACCTCTATTATATTTAGGCAAGGACGAGTAGCTTTCGGGCTACAAAGCTTTACTAAAAAGGACACTATGGAAGTGACAGGGATTGTGCACTCTCTAATTGAGCAGCATCGGCCAGAAAAGGTATTCGTGGATATCGGAGGCTTAGGTGCTGGTGTGGTCGATAGGCTAAATGAACTTGGCCATCGAGACATTGTCGTTGCGGTAAATGCAGGCGCTAAACCCCTAGATGAAAAGCGTTATAGCAACAAGCGGGCCGAGATGTGGGACCTTTGCGCTAAATGGCTACAAGATATCCCCATTCAAATCCCAGATACAGATACCCTGCATGCCGACCTTTGCGGCATTCGCTATAGCTTCGATTCTAATTCCAGATTAGTCATGGAAAAAAAAGAAGACATGAAGAAGCGCGGTGTGCGCTCTCCAGATGAATCGGATTCCTTGTGTTTTGTGGCAGGAACACTAATTAAAACTCCTAACGGAGAAAAGCCCATAGAACAACTAAAAGTAGGAGATGAAGTAATAACGCCATTTGGATCAACGAAAATCATGAAAACTTGGGAAGGAAAAACAAACATATTATGCTCCGTTGATTTCTCAAATGGATCAAAACTTATTGGTAGACCAGAACACAAAATATTTAATTGGAAAACTGGTGTTTGTCCTCTTGATGCGTTAGAATTAACATTTAATGTCGAATCGTATAATAAGTGGAACAATATAAAATGGTTATTATTGAGACCGTTACTTACAAAGAAGAAAAATTCAGAATTCAAACATCTGGTAGA